TAACTCAACTCTCAGTTGTGTCCAAGTCTTGCTCATCTGCCTGTTTGTCCATCCAAGTTGTAGATGCCTCGACTCTCTTCATATCTACTGAGTCGGCAGCCTTTTGTTTCATTGCATCAAAGACTGTATCTTTAGCATCTTGTAATTTACCAGCTTCAATCTGGTCTACTATTTTTCTACTTAAATCACTCATATTTTATTAGAAGTCTAAATCGTCTTCTTCTCCTTCATCACTGTGTCCTTCGGCTTTTATCTGTGAGTCCATCTCTTCGATATCTACCTCAGTTTGTCTTAGTACATTTTTTCTGATATACTCATCTGAGTAATACTTACCAACATACTCGGACATTTGTCCTAATAGGTCTAGTCTTTCTCTCATGATTTCACCTTCTTTTAACTCTGTAAAGTGGTTATCAGTTGCAAAATCATAATGAATAAAGTCTTTGACCTTATCAAATTCTTCCGCTGATACTATGTTCTTAAGTATCAACTGAGTTCTTAACAAGTCTGTAAAACATCTACCAAACTTCATTTGAAGTCTCTTAGTAAACTTGTTAAACTTCAATTCGTCTCTAGAAATCTCAGAAGCACGACCCATGTTAAACCCATTGTCTGCTTCCATTCTAGAAACAGGTACATTGAGAGATCGATATAACTTCTTCTTGAAGTATTCGATATCTTCTACATCACCTAAGTTCTGACCTCCAGGCAATGTTGAAATCTCAGTACCTCGACCACCTTCTCTTCTTGGTAGCCAGTAATCTTCTAGCATCGACATGTGGCGTCTATCATCTTTGATTTCGCCTGTATCTGCATTATAAACAAGTTTATTTCTATACTTGTTCATAACATCGGCAAGATACTGTTCTGCCTTTGCCTTTGGAAGGTTACCTACATCAATGTAGAAAATCCTTCTTTCAGGTGCTCTTGATATACGATAGATAACAAGTGCATCTTCCATCATTGATAACTGATTTGCAGTCTTCAATGACTTATGTAGATATCCAATAACTACATTCTTTGTATGATCTAACATACCAGAAGTTGTATATGTTACTGCCTCTGGTGCGATCTTGAGAGTAGAACCCTCATTTGGATTCGCTTTATCGAACCCTTTGTCGTTGAAGACATAAAACTCTTCAACTTTAGTAATTCTTTCGACCTTTGTTTTAGGGTCTTTTTCTTTTTCTACATTACGAACTTTTTTGATTTTGAGTGGATCGACATTTCTAATATCGACCATGCCTTTTTGTGGTTGCTTAGAATCTACTACTTTATGAAAGTAGATTCTGCCATCGACATACCATTTTCTGAATATTTCATGAGAGTTCTGATTGAACTTCATTAAAGAGAGGATGTGCCTGAATTCGTCTTGTACTTTCTTTTTAATACTATCTGAGAGACCTGTTTCTCTCAAATCGACTGCGACAATCCTATCTTGAGTATCAGAAACGACACATTCGTTTACTATGTCCTCGATAGCTGCATCACATTCAGGTACTAATGAAGTTTCTCTATATCGATTGATGAGAGAAATTTCATTTTTAATGCCACCTTCCATATCGACATATGAACCATATGCCCCACCTGATATAAAACCAGATGCACTTTGATTGATGACAGGCGTACCATCATCGATCTGTGGTGCTACAAAAGAAGGTGCCGACCTTTTTTCGACATCTATTTCTCGTAATTCATCTTTCTTACGAGTTATTTCAAACCCAAATATTTCCATAATGTATATTTATAACAGCGCCAGTGGCGCTGTTATACCGTAATTAAACGACTCTTTCCCAGTGTGAATATTGGAATTCAACATCGAATGTCTCCAATGCATCGACTGTCTCATAAGATAAGTCAATTGCACCAATATTAGTTGGAAACATGTTAAAGAATTCGTATCTTGCTAACACTGAGTCGTCTTTGTTTAATTGTTCTACAAACGCTCTATCTACTAGATAGTCAAGTGAAGTAATACCTTCTCCTGAATCTAACGCTTGTATGTCTGTTTGCCATGATTCTAATGCTGATCTAGCAGAGAACTCTACATCGTTGATGATAGTAACTGTCCAAGGTTCAAATGTTCTATCTCCTGCGAGTTTTAGTACATGTCCTCTAAACTGTTGTTCTACAACACCAACGGTAGCAGCTGGAATCTGTGCAGCTTGGCAAAGAAACTCGATTTTGTCACCCGATCTAGGAATGAACACTCTGAACCTGTTGGCTCTTGGTCCACCACCGAGTAATTGTGCTTTAAATTGATCTATTGTTGCCATCTATTACTCCTTAAACTGCTCCGTATAGTTCTTCAAACTCAACGCCACTTCTTGAAGCGACAAAGTTAAGTGTGATAAAGTTAATTGATCTATTAGGTTTCACGAATATTGAACATACAAATTCGTTTCTATCGATCACTGAGTCTGTGTTGTTTGTTTCGTCACAAACTACTGAGAAATCGATAAGACCTCTTCTGTTTCTTACATCTCTTAAGAAAGGTTCAACAGCTGATCTGAACTGCGCTCTTGTGAAAGCATCGTTGAATTCGAACAGTTGTGACTTAGCAGCAACTGCAATTGCTTTCTCTAGAACGATGAACAATCTTCTCACATTGATTCTATCAAATGCTGATGGTGAAGAAAGTCCAGTCTTATCACCGAATAGTACAGTTCCTTGTCCAGGAAATGTTACGATTGGGTTGATTCTCTTTCTGTAAAGATCGTCTCTGAATTGTTTCTTAGGATTAAATGCAAGTTTAGTAATACCTAGATATTGACCTCTTGAGAAACCAGCAGGTGAATACCATGGGTCTTGTAGTAAGTCTGATCTTACCATAATACCTGCGGTATGTCCGTTTCCTGGAACCCAACAGTACTTGTCGTTGTATCTGTCGTACATGTAAACCCAACCACTATCAAACACTGCGTATGAACTTGAAGTTACTGAAGCAAAATCTGCCTCTACATTTGATGCCTGTGTTGATTCTGAAGTAACATTCACGAGTGAAGTTCTTCTTGGTGAAGCAACAACCATGCAATCTTTTCTATGTTCTGCAATTGAAATAGCGTGATTTACGATTGTGTTGTGATCTGCGACTGTATCTTGATCTGTTCCTGAACCGTTGTCTGTTCTAGTTGAACCACAAACTAGGAATGAGATATCGATAGTTTCTGCATCTTTAAAGTGCAAGTCCCAAGCGTCTGTAATGTCGCCTGCAACTTTTGATCTACCATCTTGACCACCTGATAGTGAGTAATTTTGTGGAAGATCAGGTCTACCGAAAGCAGTAGTCTTAGATTCTTCGATTGTTCTATCGCCTGTAGCAGTTGTTAGAAGGTCTGTATCGTGACCTGCCCAATAAATCCACTCTGACTGATCTGCAAGAACAGTTCTATAGAAGTTTGATCTACCTTGTGAATCTTTACCGTCTGAGGCAAGTGATAAGAATGGGAATATCTCTAGAACTGTATGTCTTGTTCCTGAAATTCCTCCGTCTTCGTCTACTACGACTAAGTGAATCTCGTCATTTGCTCCGCCAGCGGCAGTTGAAACTGCTGATTTCTCAGGTTCCTTATCAAAGAGTTCGTAGAACTCCCAATATCTGTCGACAGCTTCGTCATCTGCAACGGCTGCTGTTAGACCACCAACTGTTGGTGTACCAATCGATTCGATTGTAAGTGTGTTTGTTGAAATAGCGGTTACTCTATACTTAGTGTCATGACCTGAGAACTTAATAATGTCTCTGACTATAAATTTTGTTCCGTCATCTACTACTACTGAAGTAGCTCCAACGGCGTATCCAGCTGATAAGTTGATTGCTGTTACTGAGTTATCGAAATATCCGTTTGATGAGGCACAAACAGAAATCTTAAGATTATTACCTAACGCACCAGCATACTTAGCGACATATTCTCCAACTGTACCTTCTTGTGAACCATCTGCATATGAGTTATCATATTGCTCTCTGTTCTTGAGAAGCGTTGAAGCTGCGCCGTCAACATTAGCACTGAAAAGATTTGTTGTGGCCATTCTGACTACTCTAAGTGCCGAACCGTACTTTAAAAATGAGTCTGCTGTGTAAAAATCTTCAGCGCCAGCAAGTGTATCTCTCGGTTCGTAGAATTCATCTATTAACTCTTGAGTGCTAGATACTGTTTTTACTTCATCAACAGGACCCCATTGAAATGTCCCAGCGAAAGCGCCAACTGTTGAGCTTACGGCAGGAACGACATTCGAAAGATCAATTTCTTTGACCTGAACGCCTGGTGATACTTGAAATGCCATACTTTTCTCCTGTTTAGTAAAAGTTGTTTACTGTTTTATTTATATAATCCGAAATCTCTAGGGTGTATCTGTGTACCATCTATCACCATCTTTATCTACAAATGACTCTTCGATACCATCGGTACCAAAGACTCCAGCAGGTAGAAGATCATCTTCTATGAGTTTTTGCTGTTCAGAATACAGTAAATCCTTTACTTGTTTATCTGTTATATTAGTGAAATAGTCTGTTGTAATGAACCATGAGAATAGAACAAGGTTCATAACCATATCGTCATGATATCCTCGATCTGCTTCGAAAGATGAACCTTTGTTGACAAAGGTCATTAGTTCTGTGATGGTATGACCATCTACAACTTTGAGTCTATTTTCTTCAAGCAACTCTTTCATTGTAGAACAGCCTATTCGTTTGATCTTTCTTGACATAGTGACACCAATATCGTCTGCGCTTGTCATACCTTGCACAAAGACATTTGGGTATTCTATATCATAATGAAGTTGAGTTGCGACCATTCCGCCCTCAGCATTGTTCTCGATGATTATTAATGCTTCGTTATATGGTCTTACATACTTATTTAGTAAATCAGGATATAGCATAGGGCTGACCGTATTATCCCGA